CTTGCACTGGCTGCGCATTTTGAGTGGGACACAGCGCAGATACGCGAGGACGACCGCTTTGACTATGGCGAGCTTCGATTTGAAGCCACCGGCTATATCGGTCTTCGTCTGTACGTGATGATTTACTGCTTGCGTGATGACCTTGCCCGCGTTATCAGCTTGCGCCCCGCCAAACCGAATGAGTACCGCCGCTATGCCCAGACTTAAGCCAGGCACTATCTTTCCTACGGAAGAAGAAACACTCGCCATTGAAGCGGGTATCGCTGCCGACCCAGACGCACGCGAACTGGACGACGCATGGTTCGCCACGTCGCGCCCTGCCCGTGAAGTGCTACCGCGCCTTTTTGGTGAAAAAAGAGCGGCGCAGATGCTCAAGCCCCGAGGTCGCCCGCCGTTAGAAGCGCCCAAAGAGCAAATCAACATCCGTCTTTCGCAGCGGGTGCTGTCGGCGTTTCGCGCAACCGGCAAGGGCTGGCAGACGCGGATTGACCAGATGCTGCTGGAAGCGGTGGAGGCGGGGCGAGTTCAACCGGCAACCAAGGCCAGCGCACAATAGACCACTGCTGCCAATGCTGCTGTCTTGCCCTTGCTGTATTAAGCAGTGCGGCCATTTTTGCCTTATTGAAGCGAAACATCCTCTTAAGCCGTCATCGCATTACGCGGATTGCGTTTGCGCTGTAGCTCTTTGCGCCAATTAGGCGTGTACTGCGTTTTCAGCGTGGGGCTTAACAACTGCGCAAAGGTCAGCGCCAGTGCATCGGCGCTGTCGGGCGAGCGCCCCAGTTTTTCGCGCACCTTCTCTTTGGCTTCGAGCTTGAGTTGCCCCAAACTTGAGAACGTATCACCGGCCACGCTGCACAAATCGCCGTGCAGCGCGTCGTCATCAGGGATGTCCGGCGTTATCGGGTCATGCAGCCAATCCCGCATGCGCCCCCACATCTCGCAGCGCTTATTGAAATACTGGCGCGTGTCATCAGCCTTGCTGCCAAAGTTCACCGGTGAGACCTTGCGTCCCCAGCCCATCTCGACCAAGCGGTCGTAAATACCCGCACCCAAGCCGCCAATATCGATAAACAGCCGCTCGATGGTTTCATCCTCAGAAAGCATACGGGCGGCGCGACCGGCAATTGCCATCGTATCGGAACTGTCGATACGCTCCAAATCAAACGCCGTGCGCCCCCAGCGGTGGATAAAGGTCGAGGTATCGCCGCCGCGCGCGGGGTCAAGCCCCACCACATGCACCCCTTGGCGCTCGTATTGGTGGGTGGTTTGCTGTCGTGCCGCATGGACTTTAAGCGTATCAATCAGCGCCACATGCCCCACGCGCTGGAAGGCCATTTCGGCGGTCGCGGGGTATTCCTGATTAAACCAATCCGCATTACCGGCAAAATCACTGTCGATTTTCGCACGGCGAAAGGCCATCTGCGGCGGGTCGAGGTGAAAGGCGTTGGCGTAGGCCGCTTCTTCTTCGGTGTAAACAAAGCCTTTCGGCACAGGGCGGCGGTAATTTTGCTCGATAAACCACGGCAAAAACACCGGCATGTAATCGCTTTTGCCCTCACAGGCTTTGCACCACATCTGATGAAACAGATTGTTCAGGCCATTGGCGGTGCTTTCGAGTATCACTTCCGAGCCTTCGGTTAAAGGCACGGTTTGCCCCAATCCGGCCATAATCTCCTGCGCGTTCGGCCAAAAGGCCACCTCCGAGCCGTGTAAGAACTGCACCGTATCGCTGCGTCCGGCGTTTTTGGAACCGGCAGTCGCCACCTTGTAGCCGCTGCGCAGCACCGAAAAGCTAAGCTCCGTGCCGCTATTGGCCTTGAGCACCGGTTTGATGTCATCGAACGGGATTAAGTCAAAATAGGTTTTCACCATCGAAAACAGGTTCCGCGTGGCCGCGTCCAGATGGGTCAAAATCATACAGCGCTTGCCAAAGTCATAAGCGGTACGCTTAAAGAAGCGCGCAGCGACATAAGTCGAAATACCGGTTTGCCGACCTTTTAAGACAATCGCCCGCACATAGCCCTTGTCTTGTTTCTGTTGCTCCAACTTGGCGTGCAGCGCCTTTTGCGCGTCGTTCAATTCCAGCGGGACAAGCGCACCTTCCTTGGTGCGAATGCGCAGCAGGGAATGGGCAAACCCCGCATCCGTGGCGAGAATGTTTTGCAAGAGCTTATCGGCGTTATCCAGTTCAGCCAGCTTGGGCATGGATTTTCCTCAAGCGGTCTTCGAGTGGCGAGGTTTCTTGCACGGTATCCAGATTAAAGGCTTGCCGCTCAAGCGCCGTCCAGTTTTTGGCGGCGTTGGAAAGCTCTTTAAGCATCATGACCTGCTTGGTCAAATCGACTTCTTCGCTCTCGACGGCCTGCTCCACACGGTCTAACAGCTTGGCGGTTATCCGCTGCGCACGGTCAATGGTTTTGCGGTGGCGGGTGATAATCTCAACGCCCGTTTTTGCAGCTTTATCAACAATATAGCTATCCAAAGTACGCATTTGGACAGGGTGCGTACTCCTGTCAGAGGGTGCGTACTTTTGCAAGCGACTGTTAATTTCCGCCTGGACTTGCTGCGATAAATCCTTACCCCAATCTTCGAGCTTGGCTTTTTTGCGCAGCGCCGCTTCGGTAATGGCGTACTTATCGGCAAGCTGGCGATTACTGAACAGTCCGGTTCGGTACTCAACGCGCAGCGCCTGCCAGCTATCGGCGCTAAGCCTTGCCATAGTCGCCCCGAATTAAAAAACGCCCCGCCTTTGGTACGCTGGACTTTCCACAGCACCAAAGCCCAAAGGAGGGCGAACCCGTGTCAGCATTCACCTTAGAGTTTCTCATTAGTCTGCTTTTCCCTGTTTATTGGGCGGGCTATATCTGGCTTATCCAAATCGCCCGAAACGACCCAGCCTTGTACCGGCTGATTGAATGGCACGTACTTATCAACGCCTCTGTTATCTTGTTTTTCGCCTGTGTTATTAGCTTGGGGTTCGTCTTGGATGCAAGACTGCCGGATAACCAGCGTAAATACAGCGCGGTATTGCTTATTATCTTCATCTGCCTCACTTCGCATATTTTGAGTTCGCGCGAGTTTTTCCGGCGTATTTTGAGCCTCCCCCCTAAAAACGAAGGGGATACCGCTGGTAAGAGCCAAGATTAGCAACAGCATGACGGCCAGCAAAAAAGCTGTAGCGCTATTTAATCGGCTCAAGACGATACCTGCTTTGTCTGATTTTGACTGGCATCCATATCACGCAGTAACTGCTGAACTCGGCAAGCAGCCAAGTACCGTGCCACGCCGTACCCCGAAGTGCTCCAACCTTTAGGCAGTTTGGCCTTGTATTCTTCGGGCAGCCCGTTCCAGTCATCGCCCCAATCATGCCCCGTTCGCATCATGTAAGGCGGTGGGTACATCAGCGAGGCGAGCATCAGCGCCTCGCCCTCGGCCTTAAACTGCTCAGCGGTTCGGCAGGGCTTGGGCGTTTGCTGGGCTGTTTCTGGAGCGGGAGGTAAAGGCGTACCCGCTAATGCCTTGATTGCGGCTACCAAGTCATCCAGTGTCGATACGGCTTTTTTAGTGCGTTCTTCACTTTCTTGTATCAGGTAATGCGCGAAGCTGTAGGGGCTGTTCCAGCGAGACGTTAGCGAGGTAGTCGCCATTGCGCCAGCGGCTAACGATTGCTTTATCTTGCTGGCGGCAGCGAGCGCTTCTGTTTGCCGCCGCATTTGCTCGGCGAGTGCCGCGCATTGTTTATCCAGCGCGGTCATGCGCTCCTCAAAAGCGCGTAGCGGCTCTTGCCTTGCGTCGTTGTCCTGCTTATCCATTTTCCACCTCCATCAAACACAGCGCCGCTTCCTCCTGCCTGCGCCGCCATAATCCAGCGCACCACGGGTTCGGCTTGGAACAATCGACCTTTCGTCCGTCGCGCGTGATAAAACGCCAAGCCAGCAGCGCCGCACAGCCTTTTTCCGTTTCCCCCTGCCCAATCAACCGAAACGCCGTACTTTTCGCGCAAGGCGCAAGCCCCACGTTAAAACAAAAGCTGGTTAAAGCCGCGAGGCGCGTATCGGGCAGAGAGACGGGCACCTGCTGCTGCACAAACGCCATGCGCTTGCCAATCTCGGAAGCCAGCCAAGCGTCGCAGTCTTCACGGGACATTTGCGTCTGGCGGGTGACGTTTTCCGTTTTGCCATAACAGACCGTCCACACCCTCGCCCCGTCTTGATAGGCGGTAAGCGCCAAGCCTTCTTTTTCACTGATAAACGCCTGCGCGATAACCACCGCCCCGCCGCCACTGACCAGCAGCGCGGCCAGCCAAGCGGCGACCTTCTCTTTAGCGTTCATGCGCCGCTCCACGGACAGGCGGCGAGACCTTGCCTTCTTTCAAGGCTTGCAGATACGCGACATGCTCTTTTTCGCGTCTGGCCTCTTCGCGGTCGCGGAGCACGTCTTCTTTGCGGTTGCGCTGCCACTGCCGGACGCTAAAAAACATCTGCACAGCGAAGGAGATAAGCGCTGTACCGATACCGATAAGCGTTAGCCATTCCACCGAAAACACAGAAGCCGCACTGCCGACCGCCGCACTGCCCAGCGTGAACTTCGACGCGCTGGCCGCAATCGCCGCGTCAAACGAGGTTTTATGAGGCATACCCACCTACCCACTACCAACAATGGCGCAAGCGATATGTCCCCGAAGCGCTAACGCAAGGCTTTTTAGTACAAAGCCTGCGGATTATTAAAGGCACGAGCCGGACGGGCGACCAGCTCCAAGGCTTCTGTCCAAGACCAGCCGCGCTGCCTTCTTTTCTTCACCCGCTCCCAAGGCAGCCCGAGCAATTGCGCCAACGCCGATACCGCCAGCGTCATCACTTTACGCAAACCAAACAAGGCGAGTTCCGTCGTGATGACCTCGTGTTTCGAGCACCACGCATTTTTACGGGGACGGCGCATGGCGGCCTCCATTTCATCCACATAAAAAGTAGGGGCTATCAGTCTACCACAAGAAATTCTTTATTGTGTACAAGATTGTTTATTAATTGGCGTACAAAATTGTTCTTCTCACCCAAGGGCAGGCGGACGCCGAAGAAAACCTAAGGGGAACGCCCCGTTCCCTTGTTGTTCCCCTTTGGGTAGGGAACGCTGCAAGGCGCATGGATACTGGGTTTCACCGCCCCTGTTCCCGTTGTTCCCGTACTTCACCCCCAATCCCAAGACCCCTAGGGCAAAAAACGTTATTTTTGGGAAAAGCGGTTTTTGTATGACCGACTTTCATTATTAAAAGTACGGGAACAATGGGAACAGCCAGTCATCAGGCTTGTTCCCTTGTTCCCTTACTTGGGTAAGAAAAAATCGGACTACCTAAAAACGGGTTTAGGGCTTTTTTAGAAAAAAAGTTTTTTCGCGCTAGGGGTCTTAAAAATCCGTCAAAGTACGGGAACAAAGGGAACAGTGCGCTATAATCCAGTATCCATGCGGGTTGTGGCGTTCCCTACCCAAAGGGAACAACAAGGGAACGGGGCGTTCCCCTTAGGTTTTCTTCGGCGTTCGCGCCTTCTCTGGGTGGGAAGCGTCGCAGCGTTTGGGTGGAAAACGAGGAAAACGAGGAAGAGGTGATGACAGAGGGCTACAACGAAGAGCTAAGGCGCGTGTATTTGCCCTACGCGCTGCTGCGTCAAGACGATGGACGCTACGTACTGGTGAACCGCCTGTACAAGCCTGTGGGGTTGCCCACACGCGAGTGGGTCGATTACGCGCCCTACGCGGTCAAACTGCGCATGACAGGCGCAGCCGCCAAAGCGCTAAGCTGGAACGCCAGTAGCGCAGTAGACGTGATTTATCTGTACAACGATGGCTGCATCCCGACGGACAGCACGGGGGATTGGCACGCCTACCAAGAACGCCTTAAGCGACTGGCAGCGTATCAAGTGCGGTTTTAGCCGGTTTTTTACCTCCCCAAAATGGGGGAGGGGGTCTAACTACTGAAGGCTGCGCAGCCGATTACCTCCTGAAAATTAAGGAGGTAATCGGCTCGAACCTAAACAGTGGGCAGGCTAACTGTCCCTTGGCGCATCCGGCGCGGGTTTAACGGCTTCTTCGTTTTCGTTGCAAGGCGTGGGTGATACCGGCGTTTCGACCGTTTCGCTTATCGAAGCAACTGGCGCGTCCGTTACGACCTGTACCGCTTCACTTTCCATGGCCTCTACCGCCGCTGTGCTTTCTACCGTTTCTACCCCTTCTACCCCTTCTGGTGGTGTCGGTTCTGGCGCATCCACTGCCGCCACCTTCACAAACGCCCAGAACGTACCGTGACCGTCACGCACCTTGCGCCGCTCGTAGCCTAACTTGCGCAACACGGTACCCACGCGCAACTGGTCAGCGCGTTTAATGTCCTTGGCCGCAAAGCTCAGTGCGTTGGTCAGCACATGCAGCGAGGTCAGGTGCTCAGCGTCCACCGGCTTTTTCTCGGTCAGTGGGTCGGGCGTGTTCAGCCAAGCCGCCACCGCATTCGACCAAGCATCCTCGACTTCAAACTTTTGCACCGCTTCCAGCCCCAAGGTTTCCGCCGCGACAAACTCCACCCCGTGCGAGCGAAACAGCACCGCCGCCTCCGCCCAGAGTTGCTCAGCATCGGCCTCAATCTTGGAAGCGTCCGAATGCTCCACCTCCACCGGCAGCCAGCGGCGGTTGCCGGTCGGGTCAAACAAAAATTGGTCTTCGTTGGTGGTAGCCACCAGCACAAAACGCCTTTTGGCGGTGTGTTTTTTCTCTTTGAACTTACGCACCCAAACATCGGTGAGCTGCGTCATCCACGACTTAATCGTTTCCAAGTCACCCACGCCTTTACCGCGCATCTCGCCCAACTCCACGATGACGCACCCTTGCACCTTGCGTGACGTGTCATCGTTCAAAACTTTAAGACCAATCTCCGCGTAAGCGTCCTCAAACGGCGAAGCCATCGCAATCAGCGACTTGGTTTTTTGCACCCCCTGTCCGCCTTTGAGCACAATCGCCATATCCGCTTTAACGCCGGGTTCCAGCACGCGCCCTGCATGCGCCGTCCACCAATAGCGGGCAACGGCGCGGTTATAGGGCGTGTCTTGCGCACCGAAGTAATCGATTAAATAGGTCTCAACGCGCGATACGCCGTCCCACTTAAGTTCATTCAGCCTTATTTGTGCACTGTCAAAATGCTGCTCTTCGGCCACCAGATTAAGCTGTGCACGGACATCTTCGGGTTTCGCCCCGACAAAACCACCGCGCAGCAGCGCGTTACGCACCCGCGCGTAATCGGTATCGCGCAAATCCCGCCAATCTTCCGAGCCATCCCAAGGCTTAATCCGCTCCTCGCTTTTAAAGTCATCAAAAGCCACTTGCCAAGGACAGAGCGACGGGATAGCCAGCGCGTCCAGAATGTTAATCGGATGATTTTCAAAGCCGCCGCACTTGGCGCGTTTGAGCTTGGCAATGGCGGCTTCGTAATCGTCCCCCGACAGCAGCGGAAAGTCTTCAGGACGCGCAGGCGGCGTGGCTTTGAGCGCTGCTTTCGTCACATGCTCGCGGCGCAAATAGGCCAGTGCCTTGTCTGGCTTGCCGTGTCGATGGTCAAGCGCCACCTGCCAGGCATGCGCGTTCGTTGAAAGGAGGTTAAGCACCTCCGTCTCATTGAGACCGGCACTGAACATCTCCACGGCACAGCGAAACAACAAGCGCGAGCGGTCGCCTTGGTGCTTCCCTTCCAACAAAAACGCTTTGCACACAGCGGATAAGCGAAGCTCCCCCGCCGCCATCCGCGCCACAAAGGCCTCCTGCCCCGCCGCTTCAAGCCTTGCGGTTTCAGGGTTTGGCACGGCCTTTTCGGGTGCAGGCGTTGCGAACGCGGGCGGAGGAGCCTCATCGGCGGCGGGTCTCGTTGGCAAAGAGGCCGACGTTGGCAGATTTAGCGCCTCAACCTTAGCCTTATCGCAAGGGTCGCCGGAGGGTGGCGTGGCATCGCCCCCACCGGTGCTGTACGCCATCTCCAAGCCTTGCAGTAACCACGCGGGCACTTCGCGCACTTGCGAAAGTGCTGCATCGCAGCATTGACCGGTCAAGGTTAAAAACCGTGCGGTATGCCCGCCGTACACCTCGATACCCCTCGCGGGGTTAGTCCAGTCGCGCGTGGTGGAACTTTTCACAAAGATGCGCAGCCCCTTACCGGATGGGGAATACTCTGTGTAGCTGCTTAGGTTATGGGCAAGCTCTGCTGCCCAGCTATCGACAAAGCCCTCTTCATCGACACAATTATCCAAATCAATACCGACAATACCGTGCGGCTCAGTCATCTTATAACCGATACCGGCAATGGCGCTTTGAGGGGTGTTTTTCGCCTGCGCCCACGCTTTGCAAACGGTTTCAAAGTTTACCCAACCGTCGGTTTTAGCGGTAGAAAGGTTGAATTGCGGGGATTTTGCGTTTTTCGGTACTTTATCGAACTTCGCGCGCCCTTCTTTTTTAACCGCCGCCCACAAACAAAAGCGCGTCTTATCCTTTAACGCCTCGGGGATAGTATCAACCAAACAGGGTTTTTTTATTGGTACTGCGTTGTCCATACACATCCCCAAGATTAAAACGTTAAAGGCTTAAAGCGGCTTTTAAAAAAAAACGCCCTCTTTTTTTTGCTAGGCTTGCGCTTCCTACAGACACAACACCCAAGAGGGCAACACTGATGAAAAGCAGCGAAGTTCCCGCCACCGTCCAAGACCTGACCGACCTCGAAAACCGCCTGCTCAGCCAACTGATACACAGCGAAGCGGACGTTGCCTCGTACATCAACGAACAGTTCGAGCAAATCACCAGCGTCTTTGCCCGCACCTTCGACCACCTCATCGAAACCTCAGACGGCAAAGCCCAAAGCGCGGCGCAGTGGCGCGAAGCGTTCATGGCTGCACTCCAACAAGAACACCTCGACAGCCACTGGTGGCACCGGCTGCAAACCCTGTTCGACTTTGGTTAAGCACGGCTTACTCCGCCCCCGATAGCGCCGTGGCTGGCTTCGTCCAGATGGCGGGCGCGATAACCGCATGGCTATACGCGGTTCGCGTCCACTTAAGCGAAGAAAGCGCCAAGGCTTTAGTTTCCGACTTCATGGAATGTCTGGAAAATCCGCTTACGAGCAACTCGCAGAGCGAGCATCTGCACAGGTTGCTAAAAGAGCGGCTGCTCTAACTTTCGCCCACTTTTTAGCCGGCTCCAGTGTTTCTACGTCACGCTCATGGTTAGCGCGGCGCTCTATGGTGGGATTAATCATCACGACAAAGGCACGCTCGCTGCCCTGCATGCCATTACAGAGTTTGATGGCCTTAAATACAGCGTCAATCAAATCAGCGTTTGAGCCATAAGTATCTAAATAAGCATGGCTTGCCAGCAGCTCCAGATATTCCGCCTCAAGTGCGGGGTTAATTGCAGTAGTCATTGCATTGCTCCTTATGTGCTTCAACTGCTAAATACATTTCCCGAAGACACGACAGCGTTTCAGGACGTAGCAGCTTGGGTGCACTGTCAGCGAGCCGTTCCACGTCTGCGCGAACTACTAAGGCTTCTTGAGCCATTGCCTGATACTCTGCGAGCAAAGTAGCCAGAGCGCGGCCTAGCCCCGCAGCATCGATAGCGTCCCGTTTAGCCATTAGCTCGGAGACAGCAGCCTGTAACGCTTGCGCTGTTGGGCGAGAGTTAAAAGCCTTCACTTGATTAGCCATGCACGGCCTCCTGCTGTGGTTGCGCCGAAAATATCGGGTCTTAGCTGCTGCCGACTGATTGCGCCGTGGCTGGCTTCGTCGAGGCGGCGGGCGAATGGGTGCTTTCTTCGTGATAGGCTGAAAGTTCCCACACAAACAACCCGAAGGAAGCAAAACATGGACTTAAGCGCCATCAGTGCCGTCCTTAATGCCTTGAGCAGCGCCAGACAATTGCTGAGCGCTGCCGCAGACGTTCGAGACTTCAACATCACGGCGGCAGAAATCAGCAAGCTCAACGAGGAAATCTTGAGCGCTCAAGAGGCGCTCCTCCGGCAAAATGTCGAGGTCTTTAAACTGCAACAGGAAAACTTCAAACTGACGCAGGAACTGGCTGAAATCCTCGATACCCGTGCAGAGAAGGCTCGATATGCGCCCATCGAGTTGGCTGCCGGTACATTGGTGTACCAACTCAAAAGTGCTGACGAACTCATGGCGCAAAGCGAACCAAACGTCACGGAACCGACCCATCGCGTGTGCCCAGTGTGTATAAAGAAGCGCCCGCAATCGGAGGTGATAATCCTCATCCCCGACCGCAGTCACTTGAAGTGCCCGAGATGCGCCACCCAATTCAGGCGCGAGGCCAGCGCCGGGGCTGCCGCGTTCTACGGACGAGTGTCCCAATGAGCGCAGCCGCGCCTTCATCAAATCGAGATTAGCGTTAGGCATGTGCGGCCTCCTGTTGAGCTTGTGACCCCGCGCCGAAAATATCGGGTCTTAAAGCGTGACGGCTGATAGCGCCGCCGCAAAATAGGCGCTCTCCCTTTTTGCTAAGCTGCGAGTTCCTCAACACGTAGCTCAAGGAGAGCAAAATGGACAACGAACAACACATAAAAGCGGCCAAAGCGGCTCTGGATAACGTCGAGGCGAACATAGCGCTGGCACCGGTTCGAGAAGCTATCGCGGCGTTTGAAGCGCAGCATTCTGGGCTTCAAGAGGCGTTGACATTTGTTCGGGCGCAGGTAGGCCACCCACTAATTTCAGAAGCTGAGAATAATTACCTCGTGCAAGTTGCACAGCTTCTTGAAAGGCTGCTAAAAGCACGCTGACAGGTTGCGCCAAGCCACTGGCCTTGAGTACCGGTTCTTGGGCTTTAAGCGTATCCAGCGCTTGGTGCAGTTCTTCCATACTAAACTTCATTGTGCTACTCCTTGTGAGTGTGCTTGCGCACCGAAAATATCCGGCCTTAATTCATGCCGCGAAATAGCGCCGCGGCTGGCTTCGTCGAGACGGCGGGCGAGCACGCCTCTTAGCCTGAATAAGCGCCCTCTTGTGATAGGCTGAAACTCCCATCAGAAACAGCCAAAGAGGGCATAAAACGTGGAAATCGAAGAACTGGACGTGCTCGCACGCCTAAGGCTCTTGGAAGGCGCAGTAGAAAACCTGCGAGCGGAGAAAAGCCGCTTGGTCAAAACCCACGCCAAAGCGTTTGCCGCACTGCTCCACCGGATAGGCGCAGGCGACGAACACGGCGAAACGACGCAAGCTTTCATGACAACCCTTCGGCAGCTAACAGTGAACTCGCCTGAAGAATTGGAGCGGCTGGATTTAACTTCGCTAATTCACGCAGCACTAATCGAACTGCGCACTGACGCGCGTTGAGATACGTTGAAGCATCCGCATTAACGCTGCCCAACAGCCTCTCGCGCTGCTCGGTGGTTAGCTGCGCGGCCTTGTCATAACGGGCAAAATCGAGACCTTCCGGCAAAACCGCCGGATGTGGGTAGAGCAGCGCCGCGAGCATTGCAGCCTGTTGCTGGGCGGCAACAGGCATAGCGGCTTCCCGCCCAGCACAACAAGGTTTGCCCAGCCAATCCCTCAGCCAAATACGCGGATTAAAACGGTCGAGATTACCCATGCGCCACCTCCTTATCGTCCTGTTCGGCCAGTTCCGGCCAAATCTGCATCCAATCGTGCGGTCTTAAGTCCCGCCGCGTGACCTGCCCATGCGTGGCGCGTTCGATGGCGGCGGCGTAAATGGGGCTAGGCATGCGTCCGCCATAGCCGTGCTGCCATTGGCGGATTTGCGCATCACTTTTTGCGCCAATTGCGCGGCGTAGTTGTGCGGTTGATAGAGCGTTTGGTGCGCTCAAGTATTCTGACAGTTTCATGCTATCGAAATTATAGCGTTTGCTACCGATAGTCAATAGCTGCATCTGAAATATCGTGCGCTACTATCTAAAACATGGACGCACAGCGCTTGCAGGCATACCGCATCGAGAGGCTAGAAGCCTTAGTGCAGAAAGAAGGGGGAAAAGCTGCATTAGGTCGCAAGCTAGGCTACAGGGATGGTGCTTTTATCGGGCAAATGCTCCGAGGGGAAAGGCCGGTAAGTGAAAAAACCGTACAAACGGTTAATGCTTTGCCTGAGTACAAAGGATGGTTTTCTATTGAAAATCAAAACATTGTTATAAAAAACGACAACTCAAAACTTCCCGAAGCTCTAGCTGTAGTGGCTGCCGCCCTATGCCGTGCGGATGACCTCACGATTGACCAAGTGCGCCCCCTGCTTGCGCGTCTAGTGGATAGCCCAGAGCGTGCGCCCGAGATAGTCCCTAGGCTATCCATGCTTCTTGAATAGCTTATTTACTGCCACCACAGCCCTGTATCAACAGGGCTTTTTTATGCGCCTGCGACAAGCAGGAAAAAAAATAGCAAAAAAGTAGCTAATGCTATTGACCTATAAAGTAGCATTCGCTATTGTTCCTTCATCCCCCCACGGACAGAAGGAAGCCAACCATGAACGCCGCCGAGTACGTGCAACCACAAACCAAGCCCACCCGCCGCCAGCAGGTTTTACAAGCCTCGTTACAAAAGAAAACGGCGGCTTTTAACCAACGGCTGCAAAACCACGTTGACACGGTTGCAGAGGCCAACGGCCAGCCGATGAATGACAAGCGAGGCGGCGCGGCATGGTTTGCCAAGCTGGACAAACAAAACGACGCGCTGCGCAACCTTGACCAAAGCATCGAAAAGACCAAGGCCGCGCTGGCGCGTGAAGAAAGGGCGATTGAGCGCGTGACTTCGCAGACCCTCCCGCCAGCGATTGCCGCGCGGGTTGAAGACGGCACGTTAAGCCAATGGCGCAAGTTTCCCAACCGTTTCTTTGTGAAGGGCGTGGAGAAAGGCCGCATTGTTTGGGATGAAAAACAAGGCGGCATCCTCGCCTCGCACCACCGAGAAATCCCCAATCAAGCGCAATACGCAATATTCAGGGACGTATTTAACGCACTGCGCGCACAACTCGCCGCCTAACCCAAACCAAAAGCCCCGCGAAAGCGGGGCGAGGAGCCTCATTATGGAAGACCAACTGAACTTTTTAAGCGCGACCTTGTTTGGCTTTCTGGTGGTTAGCGTTCTTTTCAATATTCTCTATTTTCTCGATAAACGCGGCGATGGCTTTTTTAGTTTTTGGTCGGATACGCCAATCGGCTTTCTCCCCGCAAGCGGTGTTGGCGCGTACACGCACGAATTCCCCCTTGGCGACCCGCCGGAGTATGCGCACAGGGACGCACACACGGAAAGCAGCACGGGAGAACAAGCGTTCAGTCAATCCGGCGTCAAGCAGGGCATCGTGGGGCAGGTGAACCCAGAGCTTAGCCCCTTTGATAACGAAAACAACATCCCTAATCGAGATGGGGAAAGCGCTCAAGTTAATTATCTCGACAAAGTAAAACGGCTTTCGAGTGGCACTGTCCAGATATTCATTGAGCCTAACGCGCAGCCTTACTTGGTCATCTCGCCAGCGCCAAGCGATGCTGATGATACCGCTGGTCGCGCCAACCAAAGCCGCCGACCAAGTTGCCAATACCGTCCAATCCATGCCAGCGCCTCCCTCTCGAAAGAAAGGGAAGCCTGCCCCTGCAACCTGCTTTTGTAAAGCCAATTAAACCCGCGCAATAAAGGACTAACACCATGACCGAGTACACGCCAGCGAGCTTGACGAAATCAATAAATATTTAAACAAGGAGTAAAGCGATGACTGAACACATCTGCACTGCGCCAAGCCGCGAAACGTTAATCGATGCCTATATCAGTTTTACAAAAACACTCGCGTTATTCGATTACCAAAAAAGCCGTCTTGACCGCATCAGGTCACTAGGTATCGAAGATGGCATGGATATAAAACCCACGTGCGAAGAACAATGCCGTATCAACGCAGCTTATCAACAAGAGAGAGACCGTTTAAAAGGACTAAACCAATGACTGAACACATCCGCACTGTACAAAGCCGCGAAACGTTAATAGCGGCGCATATCGCCTACGCAAAAATACGCGCTTTACGTGCTAAAGGTTGGGAAGACCTGCAATACATAGAGCAACTCTGTCTTAAAGACGGTATTGATTTGGGTTTGAGCGGGGGAGAACTGGCGCAAATAGAGGAAGTTTACCAACAAGAATACAAAAGCTTAACAGAGATAAACCAATGAAACCTTTAACCCTGCTCTTTTATTTTTTAATGGCACTACCGCTGCTCGCCACACTTTGGCTGGTGATTCACTGGTACGGATTTAATCAATTCAGTATGAGCGCGGCAGGGTTACTGTTGCTAAGCAACGGTCTAGTGATACTGCTGGCTTTAACCGCACTGCCCGCCCTGTTTTATCTGGACTTAAGAGGACAATAATGTACACCAACGAACACCTTATCGCCGGTTTAAACGACGAGATGTTTCTCTACCAATACCGCGACCGCGTTTACTGCGCGGATGAAAGCGAAATCGGCAAATCCGCGATTAAACGCCTGCAAGCCTACGTCGAAGAAAGCGACCAATACCACTGCCTTGCTTTATTAGGCGAGTATGACCTGCTGGATAAAGAGGCGCTTAAATCGTGGTTGGAGAGCATTAGCTTTTGGCGGGGAGTGATGGATGAACAACGAACTTGGCACACCCAAATCCCGTTGTGCTGTGTTGAACACAAGCCCGAAAAATTAAAGAAACTGCCCAAAGCCGATTTGCTTAACTTAATTGAACAAATCCGCGATTGGTGGGAAGAAGGTGGAGTTAATCTCCGCGACATCCCGTCAAAAGCGGAACGCGCCAACCAACCCCCCGCGCCTGAAACTAAAGCGCAGCCCGATTTATTAACCGCCGCGCCCACTGCGCCCAATCAAGACGTATTACTGGAAGCGGTATTAAAAGCCGTCAGCACCGCCACCGAAGCGCTTAATAGTATTGCCGCGCTTTCAAGAGCAATGGAACAACGTTTAATTAAGGAGCAAGACAATGTTTGCAGCATTAGCACTGCTGGAGGGTTGGGCATTGTGGGAAGCGTGGGCGGAGCACCGCAAAGACCGCAACGCCAAGAACAACCCGCCCAAGGAGTAACCCCCCATGCTGAACCTGCCGCTGTTGTGGTGGAAACTGCGCCGCCGCCTCAAGCGCCGGTTCAGAAAGAAACCGAACCCGTCACCCTCGAAGCGCTAAAAAAGCTCGGCCTCGCCGTAGCCGCCAAACACGGCGCACAGGCCGCGCGTGACGCACTGTCGCGGGTAGGGGCGCAGCGCCTAAAAGACGTACTGCCCGAGCACTACGGCGAACTTAAAACCCTGTTGGAGGCGGCGCTGTGACCCGCCACGCCCGCCTGTCGCCGTCGTCCGCGCACCGCTGGCTGGCGTGTCCGGCCAGCGTGCTGCTGGAGGCCGATTGCCCCGACACCTCAAGCCGCTTTGCAGATGAAGGCACCGCTGCGCACGAACTCGCCGCCCGCGCCTTAACCGAAGGCAAACCCGCCGCAAGCTGGCAGGGTGAAGCCATCACGGTAAACGGCACCGATTTTCCCATCGATGACGAAATGGTCGTCAACGTCCAAAGCTACGTCGATACCGTGGAGCGCTTAGACGGCGAGCGTCTAATCGAAGTGCGCCTGCCGCTGGCTCCGCTCACCGGTGAAAAAGACGCGCACGGCACGGCAGACGCACTGATTATCGGCCAAGACAAACTCACCGTGGTAGACCTTAAATACGGCAAAGGCGTAAGGGTCGAGGCCGCGCACAACCCGCAGCTTGCCCTCTACGCCGCAGCCGCCGTTCAGGAATACGGGTTCTTGTGTGAATTTAAAACCTGTGAACTCATCATCCACCAACCGCGCCTAGACCACCTCTCCACGTGGGAGCTGCCGGTAGCCGCCCAAAGACACCTCAACCTCGAAAGCTTTGTTGGGTGGGTACAGGAAAAAGCCCTAACCATCCACGAACTACGCGCAAAGCCCACCACGCTAAGCCTTAACCACTACCACGTAAGTGACGAAGCCTGCCGCTTCTGCAAAGCCAAAGCGCACTGCCCCGCGCTGGCGCGGCATGTGGCGCGCACCGTCGCCCTTGAGTTCGACGATGAAAGCGTGGAGGGCGCGGCATGAAACCTTGCAACGTTAACGCGCTAAGCAACGCGCAACTCGCCACGCTCCTGCCGCATCTCGACCTGATAGAAAGCTGGTGCGCTGCCATTCGCGCCCGTGCGCTGGACGAACTCGAAAGTGGCCGTGAAATCCCCGGCTACAAACTCGTCGCCGGACGCAAAGGCATTCGCCAGTGGACGGATGAAACCCAAGCGGCGCACGTCCTCTGTACCTACCTGCAAGACCCCTACGAGCACCGATTGCTGTCCCCCGCCGCCGCTGAAAAGCGCCTGCCGAAAGACCAGCACAGCGTTCTCGCTGCACTCGTGACCCAAAGTGAAGGCAGGCCAACGCTTGCGCTCGCCAGCGACAAGCGCCCCGCGCTTGCCGTCTTTGACTAACCCACCCACTACCCCCGCAAGGAGCAATACCCATGAAACTCAAACTGAAAAACGTCCGCTTAGCTTTTCCTGACCTGTTCAAAGCCAAAGCCTTTAACGGCGAAGGCGACCCCAAATACGGCGCGACCTTTCTCATCCCCAAAGACCACCCGCAAATCAAGGAAATCCAAGCCGCGATAAAACAAGTCGCTGAGGACAAATGGAAAGACAAAGCCGCCGCTGAACTGAAAGTCCTGCAAGCCAAAGACAAGCTCTGCCTGCACGACGGCGATTTAAAGGACAAGTTCGACGGCTTCGCCGGACACTACTACCTCTCCGCCCGCGCCGATAGACGCCCGACCGTCGTCGATAGCAACCGCGAGCCGCTGTCCGCCGATGATGGCAAACCCTATTCGGGCTGCTACGTCAACGCCATTGTCGATGTATGGCCTATGGACAACCAATTCGGCAAACGCATCAACGCCACCCTAAGCGGCGTGCAGTTCCACAAAGACGGCGAAGCCTTCGGCGGCAGCGCACCGGCGGACGCCAGTGAGTTTGACGACGAAAGCGAAGCAGGCGATGCCCCCGGCAGCGAGTGGGACTGAACCCATGCCCGCCGTCCTCTGGCTGGACTGCGAAACCTACAGCGACGTGCCGATTAAGTTCGGCACGTTCGCTTACGCCGAAAAGGCCGAACTGCTACTGCTGGCGTGGGCGATTGATAAAGAACCTGTGCACGTCTGGGATGTCGCCAGCGGATACCCGATACCCAAGTGCTTGGAACAAGCGCTGCAAGACCCGCAAACGCTGCTGGTCAGCCATAACGCACAATTCGATAACGCCATCCTCCGCCAAACCCTGCCGCACCCCCTGAACCAACAAGTCGCCAAGCCTCAGCGCTGGCGTTGCACCTTAGCCCGTGCGCTTGCCCACAGCCTGCCCGCCAGCCTTGGCGCACTTTGTGATTTTTACGGGGTAACGCACAGCAAAGACGCGGGCAAACCGCTCATCCAATTATTCAGCAAACCGCGCCCAAAACACTGTAAAGCGCGTCGAGCCTACCCACAAGACCACCCCGAGCAATGGCAAGCCTTTAAGTCCTACGCGGCGAGGGACGTACAAGCCATGCGCGAGGTCGCCGCCAAACTGCCGCTGGCTAACTTCAAAGGGGAAGAACGCGCCCTTTGGCACCTCGACCAAACGATTAACCAGCGCGGCATTGCCGTAGACCTACCGCTGGTGAACGGCGCACTGACCGCCGTGGAGCAAGAACAAACCCGCCTCGCCAAACGCTGCGAGCAACTATCCGGCATCGAAAGCACAAGACAAGTCGCCGCACTGCGCCGCTACTTGGCCGAAAACCAAGGCTTGGCGCTGGCCGACCTCGCCGCCCCCACCGTCAAAGCCGCCCTTGCACGCCAAGATTTAACCCCCGTAGCCCGCGAACTCTTGAGCGTACGCCAGCAGGCCAGCCAATCCTCCACCGCCAAATACCAAGCCTTGGCGAACGCCGTATCCAAAGACGGCAGACTGCGCGGCACCCTGCAATTTTGTGGCGCTGCGCGAACAGGACGCTGGTCAGGGCGCGTATTTCAGCCGCAAAACCTGCGTAGAAGCGACAAGCCCCAAGAAGAAATCGAGACCGACATCGAAGCATTCAAACAAGGCAGCGCCGACCTGTTCTGCACGGACGTGATGGACAGCGCCAAAAACGCCATTCGCGGCTGCCTTGTTCCTTCCAAAGGCCACCAATTTATCGTCGCCGACCTCGCCAATATCGAAGGGCGCATGCTCGCGTATCTGGCGGGTGAACACTGGAAGCTCAAAGCCTTTGCCGACTATGACCAAGGCAAAGGACACGACCTCTACAAAATCGCCTACGCCAAAGCCTTCGGTATCGCACCCGAAGACGTAACCAAAGAGCAGCGCCAATTAGGCAAAGTCATGGAACTCATGCTCGGATACGGCGGCGGCGTGGGCGCGTTTATCACCGGCGCAAGCGGCGCGGGGCTTTCCCCCGAAGCCTTGGCCGAAAGTGCCGCGCCCCACATCCCAAAATGGGCGCTCGAAGAAGCCAAAGGCTTTTTGGCGTGGAACAAAGGCCAAAAGCAAAGCCAGCACGGCCTGTCCGACAAAGCCTTTATCGTCTGCGATGCCCTCAAACGCCTGTGGCGCACCCAGCACCCGCGCGTGGTCGCCTTCTGGAACGAGACCGAACAACTCGCCAAAGGGCAAAGGGAACGCGCCGGAAAAATTTGTGCAAAAAATAACCAAAACCCCTACGCCCGCGTACTCATGCTGCCTTCGGGGCGCGGCCTGTACTACTGGGGGCTAAAAGAAGACGCCCAAGGCCGCCTGCACTACCAAGGCACCCACGCCGTCACCCGTAAGTGGGGCTGGCTGGATACCTACGCAGGCCGCTTGGTGGAAAACCTCACCCAAGCCGCCGCGAGGGACGTACTGGCCGCCGCCATGCCAAGGGTGGAAGCCGCCGGATACCGCATCGTCCTGACCGTTCACGACGAACTTATCACCGAAGCCCCGCTGTCGCCGCGCTACTCGCCCGAGCACCTGTGCGAACTGCTCGCCGCCACCCCCGCTTGGGCAGACGCCCGCCTGCCACTCGCCGCCAGCGGCTTTAGCTGCCCCCGTTACTGCAAAGACTGAACACCCACCAAAGGAAGGAACAAGACCATGACCTTTAAAGCTGTAGACGTACCCGCACTGGTGCAGACCGTGCAACCGGTTATTGAGATGCTGGACGGTAAAGCCACGACAACCAGTGCCGAAGTCGCCCGCGTGTTCGACAAGCAGCATAAAAATGTGCTGCGCGACATCGAAAAAATGCTTCCAGACTTAGTGCCACACCATAAGCTCAATTTTGAGCCGACGGTCGTAACCCGCGAAAATCCTAGCGGCGGCGCACCGATAAAGAGCAAAGCCTACCGCATAACCCGCGACGGTTTCGTTTTACTCGCAATGGGCTTTAGCGGCAAAAAAGCGCTGGCGTTCAAGCAAGCCTACCTCCAAGCCTTCAACCAAATGGAAGCGGCGCTGACCGAGCGCATCGACGAAGACGAAAGCCCGCTCGAAGCGCCGCAGCGCTTCCACCGTCTGCGCGAAGACGACCTGCGCCAAGTCACCACGCACCGCGCCATGCGCAAGCTGGGCGTGGAAACCCACTACCAAACCAACTGCGTGTTCTACACACCCCCTGAATGGAAATCCGCCAAAGTCAAGCGCTGGCTGGTCACCAAAGAAAAACGCATCTACCGGTGGCAGCCCGCCATCATGCCTGCCAGCATCGAGCCGCTGTCTCCTGATGCCGTCATCGTCGAACGCCAGCAACTGCAACAGTGGCTGGACAGCTTCCCGTTTGACCAAACCTTGGGGCTGGCCGAAGGTCTCGCCGCCAGTAAAAAGCCGCGCCCCCACCTTCGCTTGGTCAGTGAGAACAACGCATGAGCGCCGAACGCACACTGGAGCGCTACGCCGTACAGCAGGCCGGGCAGCACGGCATCTTCTGCCGCAAAGTGCAGTGGATAGGCAAAAACGGCGCGCCCGACCGCTTATTTCTCTACCGCTGCCGCCACCTCTGGGTGGAATTTAAAGCCCCCAAAGGCGCGACCTCCCTCACCCAAGACTACGAGCACGCCCTCATGCGCAGCCACGGGGCAGACGTGCGCGTAGTGCGCAAACCCTGTGAGGTCGATGCCGTTATCGACGAACTCTTGGCGCTGCCCAAAACCCGCGCCCCGCTACTGCAAGCGCTCAAAGAAGAGTTAGCGGCATGAACTTCACCCCGCGCCCCTACCAGCACGCCATGCGCCAGCACATCCTAAGCCACCAGCGCTGCGCCCTCTGGGCAAGCATGGGGCTGGGCAAAACCGCCGTCTGCTTAGAGGCACTGTCCGCACTGAACGCACTGGACAGCCGCCCCGCACTCGTCTTAGCCCCGCTGCGCGTGGCCGCCCACACTTGGCCTGCCGAAGTGGGCAAGTGGGCGGATTTTCAGCACCTTCGCGTACAACCCATCACCGGCAGTACCAAGCAGCGAGCCGCCGCGCTTAAAACAACAGCGCCCATTTACTCAACGAATTACGAAAACCTGCCTTGGCTGGTCGAGCACTTGGGTGACGACTGGCCGTTTGCCACCGTCATTGCGGATGAAGCCACAAGGCTTAAATCGTTCCGCCTGCAACAAGGCTCCAAGCGTGCCAGAGCGCTTGCCAAAATCGCCCACACCAAAATCGAACGCTTTATCGAACTGTCCGGCACCCCCGCCCCCAACGGCTTACAGGATTTATGGGGGCAGCTTTGGTTTCTCGACCAAGGCAAACGCCTTGGCATCAGCTTTAGCGCCTTTAAAAACCGCTGGTTTCGCGAAGTGCAAGTCGGCAAAGAGCGCTTTGCCTTTCGCCTTGAGCCGTTTGCCCACAGCGAAAAAGAAATCCACACAAGGCTTAAGGACATCTGCCTGTCACTGGACGCCAAAGACCACTTCGACATTAAAGCGCCGATAGAAACCCGCGTCGAAGTGCCGCTGCCCGCCGAAGCCAAGCGCGTTTATAAACAACTGGAAAGCGAACTGTTTGCCGACCTCCAACAAGGGCAAATCAGCGCCGATAACGCCGCCGCCAAAACCCTCAAATGCCTGCAAATCGCCAGCGGCGCGGCTTATTGGGAAGCAGGGGGCAGCGACTTTGCCGAAATCCACAGCGCCAAACTCGACGCGCTGGCCTCCATCGTGAGCGAAGCGGCAGGCGCACCAGTCTTGGTCGCCTACCACTTTAAAAGCGACCTTGTCCGCCTGCAAAAAGCCTTCCCCCAAGGCCGCGCCTTAAGCGCAGACAGCGCCGTGATTGAGCAATGGAACAACGGCCAAATCCCACTGCTCTTCGCCCACCCCGCCAGTTGCGGCCACGGCCTGAACCTGCAAGACGGCGGCAACATCCTCGTCTTTTTCAGCCACTGGTGGAACTTGGAGGAGTACCAACAAATGTTAGAGCGCCTCGGCCCGACCCGCCAAGCCCAAGCCGGACACAAAAGGCCGGTCTTTATCTACCACCTCATCGCCACCGGCACGCTGGACGAAACCGTTATCGAACGCCGCGCCAACAAACAAACCGTACAAGCCGCCCTGCTTAACGCCGCCAAACGGCGCGGACATTAGGAGAAACCCATGACCACCCACGACAACAGCCACACCGCCACGCAGATGTTGCGCACGGCGATAGCCACCTTGGATGCCCGCGCCGCCCTGCGCGATACGCCAGACGGCGAGCGCTCCATGTCCGCCACGGTAAACGCCTTCAACGCCTTAACCGGCAAAGACCTAAGCGAAGTAGAGGGCTGGCAGTTTATGGCACTGCTCAAACTCGCCCGCGCCCAACACGGCAACGTCCACACCGACGACTACATCGACGGCGCGGCTTATATGGCACTGGCGGGTGAAGCGGCAGCCAAGGCAGAAGGCATCGCCGCATGACCCCTCAAACCCGCCCTTGCGAAGTTAATTCGGTGCAATTACACCGAATTAAAACGCCCGCGCTAAGCGGCAAAGCTCAAGCGGTCATGGCTTGCGAGCCGTCGATTTCCGCGTGCAGCTTGATATGCCGATACGGAAACAGCAGTTTGCCGTCATCGGTTTTATCAATCACACCGGCATTCAGCAGAATGCGCGTATCGGTATGCACGGCCTTCACGTCACGCCCTACACGGCGGGCAAGTTCGCGCACGCCCAGCGCCCCAGCGCCGCACATCGATTGCAGCAACGTCCAGCGGTTGCCACTTAGCACCTTCCACAGCAAACCAAAAGTCTCAAAGCTGATATGGGCTTCTGTTTCCGCTTTGCCGGTTTCCCATGCGCGGATAAAGCGCTCTCGACTGGTTTTAGCGTCCGTGACTTCAAGTACGACGGTATCCATTGTTCCACCTCGCTACATCGTTCAAAAAATCATCTATCAGTTGTTCGGCGCTAACGAAGGTATAAGCGTATTCGCGTCCGCCAAAATGCAGATGGTCGCCTTTGCCGCGTTCATTGTCATAGCCCACTACGCGCATGCCATTAAGGATATAAACCAAACGGTATTTGTACGAATGCACACAGGGCGGCACAGGCTGCGGCACTCGCCAAATCACCTGCTCAATAAAACCGCCTTCTTGCAAGCTGCGGCGTTGGCGGTAAATCAGTTCGGCTTTCATGTTGTCCATAATATCAACAAAATTATCTATTGTCAATCAAGACAACAAGCCACCCTTGACAACCCCGCCGCTGCCGCTATGCTTAGCCCCGTTGCCGCCCAATGCGGCAGCGCGGGTGTCGCAGCCCGAAGTTCAAGGCGCAAAGAAACCGCGCCGTCTCTGGATAGCAGCGGTTTTTTATTGCGTGAAGCATGGCAAGTCCTGTTATGGGCGGGCTATGCGGGAGGGGTAATGCCCTGCCGGTTCCTTGAGCCCGGTCTGCGAACCCGCATAGTCCCGTCCACCCTGTGTCGCAGCGGGGAGACGGGTTTAACCGTCTCAAGGAGTTCTGCCATGACTAACGCAGTCAACGTGCCCGCATTGGCGCACAGCATCCACCCGTCCGTACAACTCATCGAAGGCCGCGCCGTCACAAGCAGCGTGGAAGTCGCCCGCGTGTATGGCAAGCAGCATAAACATGTACTGGC